TATCATCTTGCATGGTCAGCACTACAATGTCAAAACTGTAAAAATATGATTGAAAAATATAATTGGCTTATAGAAAAAGGTAAGTATTCTAAGGAGGCAAACAAATGACTTTTTATAACACAATTAACGAACAGCCTAGTAAATTAGTTCAATCTATATCTAAAGCTAAAACACAAGAGGAAAAGATAATAAAGTGTTTTAAACAATATGAAAGACCACTTAGCCCTTCTATGATACTTTCTATTCTAAATATTAATTGTCCCATAACTTCTATTAGGCGTGCTATGACAAACTTATCTAATGAAGGCAAACTACAAAAAACAAAAGACTATGTAATGGGTAACTACGGTAAAAAAGAGCATCTATGGTGTTTACCAAAAAAACCAGAAACTTTTAATCAATCAACACTTAATATATGAAATAAAAATAGTCGGGAAGCCTGATAGTTAGGTTTGTGAGATACCCTAACTTGAAAGTTATAAAACACCTATAGCAATTCATAGGAAAAACAGGGCAAGTGTTGGACTTGATCAATCTCCCGACTATAATAAAAAAAACAAGTCTGCGCCTATTAGGTTGATAAGCCCTTTTGTGACCCGTCTTTCTTGTTTTTCTGCTTATCATTGCCCCTTAACAGGGGCTTTTACTTGTCTAATTTAATTTAGGGAATAATTGCTGTTCTAACATATCAACAGCCTTATCATCCAATGTATTAGTTGTTTGCTTACAGATAGACCTTAGTAAATCTACAATTAATCTTTTACAACCTGTAGAAGTAAGAAAGCGTAGCAGTATAGGCTTTAAAATTTTGTACATAGTTTGTTTTGCTTTACAAACATATTGTAGACGTTAAATTAAAAATGGTCATCTAGGGCTGTTTAATCCCCATCGCAAAGCTAGACAGCCTTTTTTACCTTCTAGGCTTAATTTCTGCAACGGCAAGTTCTACTTCCTTAAGCCTATGAAAAACTTCCTTCATATCATCATGCATATTATCAATTTTATCTGTTAATAATTCTATTGCTGTTGTATTCCTCACTAAGTCATCCCTTGATTGCCTACCTCTATAAGATACAGAACCGACTGAAACAAAACAGGCAGTCATCATAGCCCCACCCACTGCTGCAATCACTTCCACCATTATCTTTAGTTTATGTCTATATTTATAATAACCCAAGTAGTTAACTATGGAAGAAAAAGAAAAAGAAGGTATTGAGTGGGGTGAAATATTTGGTCACGCTATTAGATTTCTGATTTTGACTTGGAGTTTATCAATGATGACATTAGGGTACATGGGGAAGGTAAGAATTGATGGAGCCTTCACTGCTGGCCTAGTTTCGGGAGTCCTGGGCAGTTACGGAATATCAGTCGGAAATAAGAAAAGTGGCGTAAACAACAGTAATAACGCTAAATTAGTAGATAATAAGGTTACTAAATAGTAATTTATGAAAAATTTATTAGCTTTACTGCTTTTAACGGCCTCTACACCTGTTTTAGCAGATTTATCACATAGCATAACTAGTTCAACAAAACTTACAGTAGGAGGTGCTTCTACTTCCGCTAATCGAATAGGCTCAAGTTATTCTGTAAGCGGTACAGGCGTTGATACAACATATACAGCGGGTGGTAATGCTGTTGCTAATGGTGTTGGATCTCTTGTAATAAGTTCAGGCATTGGCACACCCCCTGACTTAACTGTCACACAGGACGTACCAGCCAATAGCTTCAGTTTTAGTCAATCATTTACCCAAGCTGATGCAATAGCAGGGTCAGCGGTTACCACTGGCGAAAGTCCTAATTATTCAAATGTAACCAGTATTGCAGGTGGCACATCGGGTAATCTTGCAGGCACTATTACATCAGCGGGGGCAATAACATTAACAGCAGGCGGCCACAACACTGAAGCATTAGGACAGGTAACATCTACATTAATTGTTGATTAGATACAGATATGTATAGGTTTATATTGCTGCTAAGTTTTTTTAGCGTACCTGTATATGCTCAAAGTGTAATTCCTAATTTTCAACAAGGTGTACTAACGCAAAGATCAGAAACTAAATCTACAACAGTTGAGGACATAAAAAGTTTTGATATACGCAATGGCTACCAGTTAACAATAGGTGGCGAAAATGTAAAAAGTTCTACAGGTGATTTAGCCCCCGCTGGATGGACAAAACTAGATACAACTGTACAAGGTGTAGGCACAACATATGTTTCTCCTAATTTAGATAATAAGCCTACGTTTTCTATTGTAAATGAAGGGCAAAGTTTTCAATATTTTGAGACTTTAGAAACACCTGGTATTACAAACTACACTCATATACAGCGCACTACGCAAATAGAAAATGTAACTGATACGCTATCTACCTTTAGTCAATGAAAAGATATTTATGTTTACTACTTTTACTTAATAACCCTGTTTTTGCTAATTCTGTTAATACGACCAGTAATTCCAGTGGGTCAGTCGTCAACCAGGCGGTGCAGGTGGTTCCTTCTAGGCAGTTTCAGTATCAAATGAATACTATTTCTTGTCAGGGTGCAACATTAAATATATCTCCCTTTGTTTCTACTACATACGGATTTGCAACACCTTACGAATCGCATTTTGATAGGCCAGTATATTCAAGGCGTGATATAGAAGGAAACTTTGATGACGAAAATAAACCTATTGGAGATGGTGATGTAGATGCTGGGTATAGAGGTGAGATTCTTTACTATGAACAAGTAAGAACAGGACAAAAGCAATCTAATGTATCTATAAATGGCGGTATTACTGCCACTTTTTCAATCCCACTAGATAGAACAGCTATAAAAGAATGTAGGAAGGCCATGAAAAAACAGAATGAATTATATGAAGCCTCACTAGCTGCAAAGCGTCTTAACTTTGAAATGAGTAGAGCAAAGACCTGTATAGATAATCTTAAGCAAGGTATAAGGTTTAAAGAAGGTACAGAGATGGCTAGAATATGTGCAGATGTAGAACTAATAACACCCCCAAACGTAGAACATAGACATAAAATTAAGTAGCTTTTTTAAAATATAACTTTCTGGCCTGTTCATAGTCATACATACATTCGTTTGGGTTATATTCTTGTGTTTTTATTCCATCAGGTGTTATATAAATAACCCTGCAACTAAACAAAGTAATAGAAGGATAGTTTTGATAAAGGAGGCTAACATAACCACCCATTTGTAAACTATGATTCTTTTTGCTGTATTTTTCTTGTGTTTTATAGTCAGCAAGACAAAGCATACCAGTTTCTTTATGCTGTAAAACAACATCACAACTACCTGCTATATCTCTTTTTCTATCAATCATTCTTAGCTCATTCACTAGAGGTTTCCAAGTCTCCCACATTCTGTAATTTATAAGATGTTCTACCCAATGTGCATAATCTTTTGCATACGCTAGTGCTAGTGTCTTGTCCCCTGTTTCACACCATATTTGTACAGCACCATGTATTGTTGTACCTCTTTCCGCTGCTTTTTCCATATTCTTGCTAACAAAATCAGATGTTTTAATAACATCACTAACAGATCTTGCTACATAGCATTTACGTTTTAAATCGTAATACTTATGTGGTATTGGATAAAACTCTACAAATGGATCTTGTACAAGGATATCTTTAATATTGTTTTTCATACATGACAGGATCAAAAGTTATTTTACCTGTAATAACATTTTTATATTTTGGCAGTTTATGTACAGGAATTGACGAAGTTGCACCACTTTTTGTACGAATTGTACGCTTCCATCTTCCTGATCCATTTTCTCTCTCATAACCCATAGATATAAACCAACCACTAGGAGGATTGTCTAAATCTTTTGGTTTTATGAGACCTTTTTTAACCATGTTACGCAGTGTTCTTATGCCACTACCACCAAATAAACTATCCATTAGATTATATTCCCCATCTCATCAAACTTAACAACCTTTTGATTAGGATGTACTTTTTCTTCTTCTACAAAACCTTTATTTATTTTGTTTATTGATTCATAGTTTTTTATTGTGCAACCCTTCCATGTACCTGCAAGAATACCAGCTTCTAACTGATCTCTTAACACTTGTTCACCATACTTTTCTATGAACTTTCTATATTCTGTTATTTGTTGCTTCCATGCCTGTATTGACTTACTACCTTTCTTTACTTTCCAGAAGTCATCTATAAGAGTTTGTAAGTGTAATAAGTCATCTGGTATATTCTTTTCTTGTTTTTCTTTTTTATTAATTTTTTCTTTTTGTTCTTTTCTTTCTAACTCTTTATCTATGCTCTTATTGTCTAATTTCTTACTTTCAGTTTGATTATATTTATGTGTATATAGTGGCATATTTTTTTCATTTTTGCATCTTGCATTGTATGCATCTTCTAAAAGTAAATTTAAAAATGCAGTGGTTGTAATGTATTTAGGCTTAATTTCAAGGATCTTAGTTATTAAGTCCATGTCCAAAGCTGGCCTTAAAGTGTTCATGAAATGGTAAATAATTAAACAATATTTGTACATTAATAGACCATCTAAAAACTTAGAGATCAACTAAACGCTATATAGATTGTATTAAAACTTTACATACACTATATATATGTTATCGTTAGCTCATAAAGTCTACTAATGCAATGTCTTGTACATTAGCTAAACATAATAGACGT